GGCCTCGCCTGTTTGGACTTCTTGAAACACGTCAACGCCGTTAACAGCTTCACATTTAGAACAAACTGCAATAATGGTCCTTCCGTTTTGGCCTTCTTCTACTTCTGAATCTGGACCGTCCTGTTTAAACCATTCGTCAGCCTTCCAGCCTGCTCTATTTAATAAAGCCTCGAATTCTTCCGGTCGATAGTGCCTGTAATGGAAAGCAATTGTGGGCTTGTATGGGAAAACGCTCTCGTTAGGAACGCTTGCATATAGCTTTTTACAATCAAGTGACTTTAAATAGATTAATGGGTCTTGTATGTGTTCTATTGTTTCAAAGCATACAGCAATATCTACGCCGTTTAGCTCAAGTCCGTTTGCAATATCTTCCTTTAAGTAATCAGGCCCGCTATAATATCCTTTCGCAAACTCGATTGTTTCAGAATCAATATCAACGCCATATACAGTGTTGCCAGCGTCGTGCATTATCTTCGAGCCATACCCTATACCGCAAGCGGCATCTAATATGGTTTTATTCTTCTCGCGGCTTGCTACAAATTCATACCTAGCCACATGATCGCGCCGTATATCTTCTATGCGGTCAGATACTTGTCGTTCGCCTGATTCAAGCATTTGTTCATCCTCTCACTAGAATTGAAATGGTGCCGGTTACGTTTATCCGGCGACCGCGAGTGAGCGCGGCCCGTATTGGGGTTATGGGTTGCTAGTTGGGGCAATCTCTGGAGTATGTAAAATAGCTTCTGCTGATACCGGAGTCCCTGCGGTTGCTGTGTTTACAATACCAAGCTGCACATATCGCTTGTTTCCAGTATAACCAATTCGCTTTGTTACTTTCTCCGTTGAGCCGTCAACGCGCGTGGCTGCTGCAATGCCTGCATCAGATTCAGTGCCAAGCAAGTCAGCATCAGCAACGGAAGTCATAGACCCGGTTGCGTCACCTTCTTTAACGGTTACAGTGAAAGTTGCAGCGGTTGATGTGATAGCGCCATAACTTGCAATAAACTCAACGCCGTTATAGCCTTTACGGTCAATAATGTTTCCCGCTTGACCTGTGCCAGTGGTGCCTACGGCAACAGGTTCAATAGCCACAATGGCGCGAACTACGTTATGTAAATCTTTGTTACTCATTTTTAGTCGCTCCTTTTATTAGTTGCCGTATGCGGCTGATACTGGACCCTTGACGCTGGTTGAACCAAGATCATGATTTACAATATCAAAACGCTCAGTGGCTACAATGCCAAGCTGGCCAAGTTCTGCGTAACGCTCGCGCAATACCTCAACCTGGATGCCTCTGCGTGCGCCAAGTGAGCTGGCCATGTCAAAACGTCCGAACATAGCAAGGACTGTTGAGCTGTAATCAGTGCCGGCACCTGAAGGCATAGCTTCACTGGTCACAATACGATGACCAAGATACGTTGGCACAACAGCGCCGCTGATAGTCTGCACAGTGTTACCGCCTGCTGCGCCAGCGATGCGGTCAATTATCTGAGATTTAGCAGTCTCAGACATTAGCCAAACAGCGCCAGGTTTCGCATAAGATGCAACATAAGCCATCATGTTAGTCAGATCGGTGTTGTCCATTTCGGCGAAAGTATCAACGCCTGAATCAAGAGTCAACCGACTGGCATACGCTGTACCGGCAAACAATGTACGCAAGCCCTGAATACCGCCGTATGAGCTAGTGCCATCGCCGTCAATCCATGCCTCATCTTCGGACTTTGCGAAAGCCCATGCCATCTCTGATGCAAGATCGTCAACGACATTAATTACGGCATCCTCTACCATGTCCTTGGAGACGCGCGCAAGAATCCCGAGCTTTTTAGCTACAAGGTTTACTTGTCCCCATGACTTATCGGATGCAGTAATGCCGCGTCCATCTTCGTCATCAAAGTAATACGCAGTTAAGCCACCATCTCGTCTGGGAATTTGCAAAGAATCGGACGCCATTGGTCGAATCTTACATAATTGACGTGCAGCGCCGTATGTGTCGCGAAGATCGATTACAGCTTGTTCCATTTCTGTCGGAATAACAGCTCCACCGCCTGACAATGAGTTGCCGCCCATCACACGCTGACCGACTCCGTTTTCTTTGCACCATTGAGCCGCCTTCTCGTTGCCGTAAACATTGGCAAGCAACCATTGACCGGCGCGATAGGCTGATTCTTCACCACGCATTTGCTGGCCGTTCTCAAGTGTCACGTCCTTAAACGCTTTCAATGGGCTAAAACGATACCTTGCTTCAACATTCATCGAAGGAAAATAAGCTGGCTGCGCGGTTTCTGTCGGCTTTTGCGCACCTTTCATTTTCTCAAGCATTTGAGCCTTGAAACTTTCAACGGTAGACTTAGGATTCTTTGCAAGTTCTCTCGCAAGCTCTGGGCCTCCAAAATCCTTGAATTCATCGCCAGCCGATAAGATTTCATTTACGCGCTGCACCTCTCTTTGTGCAATTGCTGACTCATCAACGGGATTAGTGGCTTCTTTTACCACTTCGTCCGCTTTGGTCTGCTCTTTTTTCTTTTCAGACATTGTATGTGTCTCCTCAATAAGTTTTTGTAGATTGTCTTCATCGGCTCGACCGATTCCGACGCTAGGATCAGCGGGAACTGAAACTATAGAACCCTCGAATGGCTCCCAGTCAGTTACCCGATATGTAGCTTGATCGCCTTCCTGTTTCTCCAGGATTAGATCATTGATCATGTAACCCACGCTCGTATTTTTGCGGATACCATCAAGAACGTCCTGGAATATTTCTTCGGCCCGCGCGGATCGACTGAAACGCGCTAAAAATCGAAGCTTTCTATCAGGTCCTATCTCGAATCTTTCCACTACTCCGACTTGATCGGTGCGGTCGTGATCTACAAGAATTGGTGCGCCAGACTCTAAACGCTCAGTGCGAATTGATCCGGCATCATGGTCGAGCACCTCAATGCCCCACCATCTTTCGTAGGGACGCTCTGAGGATATAGACAGCCAAACTGTCCGCTCATCCTCGTTGATATCATCCCTTTGGAATGTAAAAACCCGCTCAGAGCGGGTTCCTTTTAAGTGTTCTATTTGTTTGTCAGCTGACAGTTTTCTGAAAGCCTCTTTGTTATGTTTCTTCATCTTCTTCTACCTTTGGGGAATTAGAATCTTTTGCAATTGGCTTTTCTTGATTGATCTCGCTCTCCACTTCCTCTATATCGTTTCCGGTTTCTGCAATTACCCTGGTTCTGCTTGTCAGTCTGTTTTCAAGCGCGACTACTTTGGCGTTCACCTCTTTAAGTGGATCAACCCACGCCCACCTGCGGCCCTGCCAGTAAACGTCTTTATACTTGTCTATTGCTGCAAAGTTAAAAGCAAGATTTCCAGTTAAAACTTGCATTACAAGCCAGTCTTCGTATATGTCCTGGTGCAAGTGTTCAGACACAAAATTCTGTACAGTCATCCACGAATCACGCTCGCCTAGTTCTGCAATCCTTGCGCTTGAGTAATTGACGCCGTTCATATCTCCAGACAAGTTATGATATGCAACATCAAGCCCTGAAGAAACACCGCGCAAACACGCCTTTAAAAAAGGATCAATTGCGGCATCTGGGTATTTAGGATTCCAGCCGCTTACAGAATAGCCTTCGGGAAGTACCGGAAACATGCCAGGTTCCGCTGTTATCTGTGGGTTGCCTTGCGTATCCTCTCCGTCATAATCAAAGCTCTGGCCGTCGTCTGGTGCCTGTATAAATCCCATTTGCGCCGCGCCAATGCGTGCGGCAATAACTGCGGCTTCTTCAAAACCGCCGATATTAACCAGGTTCACCATTGCGGCATACATCCAAGGGATTCCCCGCACCTGCTCCGGGAATTCAGGTATAAACAAGTGAATAATTTCACCCGCCGGTACGCGCTCATATTCTCGCGTGTAATAGTTCTGCCATTCTGACGGCTTTTTCTTCAATAGGTGATAAGCAACCGGCTTATTGATGCTATCAACCTCAACCCCCATGTGAATTGCTCCACCGTTGGCAAGTGACTCGTTCTTCATTTCATCAAGTCGGTCTGTATCGATTATCTGTAACTGATAGCCAAACTTTCCATAATCTGGGCCTCTGTATATTCTGACCAGCGCCTCACCATCAACGGCCAGTGTATTCACTATCAGTCTTTGGAGCGCGCTCCATGTGTTTCTGTTTGTAAGATCACAGTTTCGCCTGTTGTTCCATAACTTCCATTGTGATTCGATCTTGGCGTTGGCTGTTTTATCTAGCGTGCCATTCTTCTTTTTTGATTTTGCCTGAAACTTAAACGGGTTAGGCCCGCAAACATTATTAACAACCATCTTTGCAAACTTTCTTGCAAACGGATTATTTTGCGCTGCTTGCCTTGACCTGGCGCGAAGGGTTTTCAACTCCCATCGAAGTGTATTGTTTATGTATTCGGTCTCACTTGCCAGGCTCGCCATTAACCGAGACACTTCAGCCGCACCAAATCCGCGCTTGCGCTTTTTCTTTTTGAAAGCGCCGAAAATCTTATCGAGAAACTTCACAGTTTATACACCAATTTGTTGCCGCCCTTACCGCTGGCTTTTCGTTCTTCTCTCGCGACCTCGCCCTTATATCTTGATCTCATGCTCTCTAGCTCATCAAGATTGCGTGACGTGTACGATCTCCCATTTATGCTGTAACTGGATGCTCCAAAATTAAGCGCCTGTATTGCGCTTTCTATTGCGTCCAGCGTTATTTTTGCATGTGTCCTGGGGTCGGCGGTTGACTCTGCGTTGTCTTCCTTGACCTCAAAATAGCCTGTCCCTATTGTTACGCGCTCACTGTCTGACGTGCGAGTTATGTAAGCGTGCCATTTATAGCGGCCTGTACTATACGCAGCCGTTGTTGCGCTGGCGACCTCAACAATATAGTTGTTGCCTGACTCGCTTGCTGTGATCTCGATTTCTGTTGCGCCAGCACCATCAAGTCTCGCTGAATACGTTAGGGCATAATCGTCGGGGTCATAATCTGACCCTAAATCTGTGCGCTTCCATACCCATCTATCACCAGCAATCAATATTTCTGGCTCAACCTCTGGATAGTTTGCGCTATTAAATAAATTCGACATTTATCACCATTTTGTGGCCCAATTTGATTTTTTTGGACGGTTTCTTTGTATGGGCGATCGTTTTTTTTGTTCTTTTTGCGGTTCTTCTCGCAGTCTATTTGCCGCTGACTCTATCCGCTTTTCTAGCAATTCAAAGTTTGGGTTCAACAAATCAAGTACCGCTGTGCCGTAATTCCTGCAATCCAGCGCCTCAACGCGCTGATGACTTGATTTAGGAACCCATGATTTACTAGCCCTACCCCTAACATACTTTGTAATCAGCTTTTCGCCTGTCAGTTGATTAAAGTATTCAGTATCATAATGTGCCGGGAAGTGACAATAACCGGGACCAGGCTCGGTAATTTTTAAACGAGAATATAATAACTGTTTAGCCGTATCCACGCCGACCGGGAACAAGTGGACCTTCCCAGAATTACTGCGGCTCGGATTTCCGATCAATGGCTTGCCATGACCGCCGACGCCTTTGATAGCATACACCCTACGCTTAAACCTCGGCTTGCAATAGCTATAAACCTGCTTTGTGTGGTGCCCGCCTGTATCAATGCCAACCGCCGCTATAGGCAACATCACACCGCTTTCATGCTCAAACTTTGTCAGTAGATACTGATCCAGATCATCCCATAACGTGGTCTGCGCCGGGTCCCCATGTATCACGTTGTATTCTATAGACCATGACTCATCATCTCTGCCAAAGCCTATTACTTCAACCTCTACGCGGTCCCCCTGAACATCAACGCCAGCAGTAAGAACAAGCGCGCCTTGTGGGACTGGAGCCGCGTAATGCTCGCGTCTAGATAATAGATCACCCTCGTCTGCTGTTTCGCCGCCTACCTCCCATGTCTCCGCAAGCTCCACGTTCACAAATGACTGAAGTTTAGCCTGATCACCTTTGTTGGACGCCTGCTTTGCTTTAATGAATCTGCTTACAATCCTTTGCCAATTGGTGTAATAACTATATGCCGACCAAATATGAAAGCCTACATGTTCAGGCCAATCAATAATATCATCATCCTTTGACCTCAAATTATCGTCATCGTCTATATACTCGCCCGTGTCTGTTTTCCAGACTCCCCTGGCGTCCATGTCTGCATAGTTAGAGTAATCTATAATTGATCCACAATGCTTACAGCAATAGTGGGCGGTACTTGGATCATCGTTTGTCCACGTCATAAACTCCCACTCTAGCGGCTGGTGTTCCTCGCACTCAGGACATGGCAACCACCGCCTGAATCTTAAATCAGCCTCTTTAAAACTCGCCTCCGTTTGCGATTCGCCTTTTAACTTTGGCGTACTGCCGCGGATTGATTTTTTAAACGGCGAATTCATCGCTCTAGTGTCGCCCAAAGTTGTGGCCGATCCTTCATCGCCTATGTTATGATCGAAACCATCCAGCTCATCATAGATAACAGTGTCCTTTGTCATCCTTCTGAAATTCTTCGGTGAAGTTGCCCCTTTGATATCTAACACAGCACCAACGAAGCATTTTTTCTGCAAGGTGTTAAACTTGTCCTTCTTCTCTGGGTCGCCTCTAAAACAATCCCTTAACACGCTTACATCCCTTATACTGGGCGCTATCTCATCCTTCGAGAAGTCCTCAGCGTCTCCGTCCGTTGGCTGGTATATCAATACTCCGCGCTTCTTGTGCTCGATATGGTATCCGGCCAGCGCAACAAGCATTTTTGTATATCCAACCCTGGCACACTTCATGAAAGTAACTGTCTCTATGTCATCATTAGACATACAATTCATGATTGCTTTTTGATAAGGGATAGTAATCCACGGCCCCTCAACCGCGCTCGATTCGGATGATAGATAAAAATGTTTATCTGCCCACTCTGACAGTTTTAACGGCTCAGGCGCTCTTAATACTGAAAGCCCCTTGTTTACAGCTTCGGCTAAATTATTCCTCTGACTCTTTGTAAGCCTCGCCAATATCGGCGGCAGCATTTTGGGCTTTGACGATTTCACGCTTTATGATCTCAATCTCACTATTGGTTAACTTCGGAACGCGGTTTTTTATGTTGGCAGGTATTGCATTAAGTATTGATACAATCTGACTACCTATAGACGCCAGTACCTCAGCAATAACGATCACGTCTGAAACCCTGCTCATTTCGATATCGTTTTTTAGTTCCTGCGCGTCTGCCTTCGCTTTCTCATGTCGTGCGCGTTCCTTTTGAAAATCGACAACCGACGCCTCTTTCTCAACAGCAGGCAATATCCGGTTAATACGCCACTCAACAAGCGCCTGCGGGTCATACTTGCTTGCACGCGAACCGCGTCCCTTCTCAAGAATTGGTAACGGGTTCTCTTTTTCATTTGACCAGCGTGTAATCGTGACCTCATTAACGCCTAGCAAATAAGCCGCCTCCGTTTTGCTGACGGTGAATTTTTTCATTTACAGACCCTTAGTTTCAAAATGATTCTAACTAGTTAAACACCGCGCTGCGAATGACC